AATCAACTCCTTGCTGCTGAATGTAAACGCATCGCCCTCGCCGTTGCGTATGTCCGTCCCCCTGATCTCATAGACCGCCTCGTGGGGGTCGTTGCTGTCCTTCTGGGGCCACGGCACCATGTCGGGATGCAGGACGTGGCTGTCGCAGCCTGTTGCCTGAAACTCTAGGGGAATATCCTTTGCATCCCAGCGGGCGCACGACCATGTGCCATCCTTCTCCGGTGTGACGTGGGCGCAGGTCCGGCAATTAACTTGCTCAGTTAGCTGACGCTCATGGCAGAAGCTATGCGCCGGACACCATTTGCACTGATACCAACTGGGGTCTGTTGATATTGGGTCGGGGATACGATCCGCCAATGCTACCCGGTGGCCTCGATCACGCAGAGCTTCCGCTGCCTCCTTGTCGAACTTCACGCGCTCAGTGTAGATCCGGTCATCGTTTTTGCAGACGGCTAGGTAAAGCGCGCGCTTTATTCCGGTGCCGAGCATATATAGCTGGACCTGCGCCCAGTGCATGGGCTTGCTGGCCTTGACCTCCTTCTTCAAAAGGTCGTGGAATGATTTTTTAGAGTGGGTCTTAAATTCGGAAATGTGGCGAGTTTTTTCTGCGCCGGGGAGGCCGCCCTCAATGGTGCCGTCAGTAGACCCGCCGACGTGCGAGCCCAGATCAACATGCTCTTGATGGCTGGAAAACTTGACGCCGATGGCCTCCAAATCTTTGATGATGGTGGCCTCCTCGTTATGCCCTCGGCGGAACAATCGCAGAATGCGACCGGGGAATTGCTCCTTCACCGCCCACCGAAAAGACAGCCACAGCCAGCGTTCGCAGGGGTGGCCCAGTAGGGAGCAACCAAGGTGACCGCGCGGGCTCTCCGTGCGCGTCTCATGGCTGGCGTCAATTAACGCCGCGATGCTGTGTATTGGTTGTGGAATTTTAGTCATGTGATCTTCCGCGTGATTCTGTAAAAATCCTGTGCTCTCCCGTAAAATTCTGTGCGCGCGGTTTTCTCTTTCGTGAAAAGATACCAAGCGCAATTATCCTTGCCGGTCATCTTGCTGTCCGGTATCCACTTGACCCGTCCGACGCTGACAATTTTCTGGCATCTCTCCATGAAAGGCGCGGACTGTTTTGTGTGCATCCAATCGGCATCAAACAGTAGCCACGTTGGTGCAATATCGGAAAGTCTCAAAATCAACGGGTGCAGAATCTTCCTATCCCACGGCGGGTTTGTAATAAACATACCCCCTTGCGAGTCATAGATTTCTAGCGCGTCCTGCCCAGTCGAAATATCTCCCAACTCCGCGCACACATGACCGTTATCCTCAAGGTGCATCACAAGGTCGCCGTCTCCGCTGCACGGCTCGTGAAACCACACCTCATCCGGCAAGTGCGGCAGCAGAGGAACCACTGCTGCATAGGGCGTCCGGTAAAAATCGCGCGCTTTGCGTTCAAAGGTTGATCGTTTCCCCATATCAAAAATGGCCGGAGGTTATTAGCCCCCGGCCTAACCTTATTTAGAGGCCCAGGGCGGAGCAGCCGCTGGCTCGGGATCGTTCTCCTGCGCTTTCGCTTTCGCTTTCGCTTTCTTTTTAGCTGGAGCAGCGGCTGGAGGCGTCGAGCCCTCTACCGCCTTAAATCCCCTCACCTCGTTGCCGGGGCCGTAGGTCGGATCATCTTTTACCGTGACCTTGATGGTGAGATTTCCGCCCAGCATTTGGTCGGTGTCCTCTAGTTTGGTGAGGCCAATCGCTCGCATGATGTCTCCAAGTTGCTGGCGACCGATCTCCTCCGCTTGAGAACTGGGATTGCGCGTGTTGAGATTCGTCCAGACCACTCGACCCTGATGCTCTGGGCCGGTGATGTCGAATCTCACGGCTATATAATTTCCGTTTCCCGCCTTGGTCGTCCTGACCTCCGCACCAGCTATCGCCGCTGTGTACCAACCGGCTGGAATCGGCGCGAAATCACGATCCTTCGCGGTAGGGAGATCCTTGAGCTCGAAAGCCTCTTCTAAAAATCCCATCGTATCTACTCCTGAGTTATTTGAAATGAAGCCCTACCGGGCTGGGTGGTAATCCCGCCAAGGAGCGGGTCTGTGATAGCCTTGTCGGCATTTTTCCATGCCGCCATATTTATTTCCGGTTTCCACCGAAACAGTCTGGAAAGGTGTTCAGTTGAGCCTTCCTCTTGAGCGATTTCCTGAATGCGATCAGAAGAAACCTTGCGGCTCATTCGGCCCGTGATTTTCAGTTTATATCCGCCGTCTGTTTCGACGTTCTCAGTTCCCTCCATGTTTTCTGCTACGCCGATCAATGAAAGCAGTTTGTCCTCCAACATCCGACGCCGTTCCGTTGAAGATTGCTCGACGGATTTTGCGTCGATCCATTGTTTAGCCAGATCGTCTATCATTTTCCCCCTCCTGCTTTTGCAATGATTTCGCCAAGGTCAGGTGACTCCCAAGCTGCGACGCCTTTGATCCTGCTCTTGGCTTGCCACAATCCATCCGTCGCGCACATCAGAGCGCGCTGGATAACTCCGTCTGCGTCCTTTTCAACTCGGAGGGCCGATACAATATCGAATTGATACGGCAACGCTTGCCCCGTTTTGTTGCCCGGCATCGATGGGCTGTAGAGCATCCGGCCAAGCTCATCTTGCGATTTCTCCAGCTTGGCGGTCATATAAACGTGCTTGTTGGGCAAATCACGGAATAACCGTATGGCCTCGGCCATAGTCGACTGCATCTCGCCGTAGGCTGCCCGAGGGTCTTTATTGACTTTTCGCTCCTGAGCGAGGCAGACCTCAGCGATTTCTGAGATGCTGTCGATTGCCACGGATTCAAACTGCTTGGCCTCCTCGCTTTCGTTCAACCAAGCATATGCCTCGCGCAGCGTAGCCATATCCTTCACCTCGATGAATGGGATATTGTGGTCGGAGATTGAGAGCAGACCACCCTCCGCCGATAAGATGACCGGGCTCGGTAGCGTTGGAATCAGGAATGTCTTGCCTGTTCCGGCTGCGCCATAGACCAGCATCTTGATGCCCGCGCTCGAAACCGTGTTAGTCGATTGTAGATTGACTGCCATTTTAATCTCCCTTAAAGGTATGTGTAGCCAGATGCGGCAGGATAATCTGCGCGCGCATCTGTGATGCTGTCGTAGGTTTCTACGACTGATTTTGTGCCTTCGCCGTCGCACTCGTGGCACTCACGAATCCGATACTCGTCAACTGAAATCTGGGTCTCGCTGCGGCCCGAGCCGTCGCACGCCTCACAGGTGAGGTGGATTTTGATGTTCATCCCGCCACCTCGCGATATCTGGCAACTGCATCGGTTAGCGGCATATCGTTGAGAATGATGGCATCAGGGTCACTCTTCGCCACAAGCGCGCGGGTTTGGGAACTGTCTTCTTTATACTGATAGATTTTGCCGTCCGCTTTGATGAAGGCCAATCTCTTGAGAAGTTTTTTGACGTCCTTCGTGTAAAGCGCTTCCGTAACCATGTCGTCCACGAAAATGTAAGCGCTGATGTACATCTTCTCGTCGTCGTCCCCAAACGGGCTGTCTATTTGCGGTAAATCTAGGACATGCGCTTCAAGTCGCGCCTCTTCTGGCGTTCCTTTGTAGGTGTTGATGTTGCCATCGTAATTGCGATTGCGGCATTCGACGCGAGGAATATCGGGCGTTTGATCGCTCCAGTGAAACTTAAGCTCACCGCCATAGCCATCTTCTACAACTATCGCCACAGCCTTGCCGTCGCGATAAAGCTTGCATTCCCACCCATGACCGTCATGGCCGTGGAAAGTTTTGACTGCTTTGACTTGATACATCGTCTGGTCTCCTTTTCATCGCGGTCGGATTATCCGGTTGCGATTTGATAACTTGATAATACACTATTGGTAGGCGGTGTCAACTTAAGTGCAACAGGTGGGTGAAATTAGAATGAAATCTAGCCGCGCGTCCACTTTTCGGCGCTCGATTTTGTCTGCTGGCCAATTTTTGACAGTTTTCGCTGGCATTATACGGTTCCTTTCATAATCGACGAAGTACCCTCGTTCTTATTGGAAAATAATAGGGGCTAAGTGGTTGTTTCTAAAGATAGTTTTTCGTCAAGTACCCCAAGTACCCTCAGCTACCCCAGGGTTCTGGGGGTACTTGTACCTAAAATTGTGGTTTTGGTACCCCCGCTGGTACCCCAGAGGTAACCCCCCCCTTTAGGGGGGGGTACTGGGGGTACCGGGGTGCCAGGGTGTCAGGCGCTGAAATCATTGAGCGCCGCGTTGTGGACTGCCTGGACGTTTTCCGGCAGCCTTGGATCGGCGGGCTTGGTGTAAAAGCCCACGAACTCGCTGTCAGCTTCCAGCAGGTTTTCTCCAAATTGGCCACCGAAACGAAGATTGGGAAATTTCTTCTTAGCAGCGTTTTGAGCCTTGCGGGGCGTTTCAGCCTCAACGACGCAGACCAGAAAAGGGATCTGCTCTGGGTAATCGCCATGACCATACTCTGGCGTGTTCTCGCTGTAGTGCCGATGCGACGTAATCAGGTACTGCGTCATGTCGTGATCTCCTTGGTTGGGATATTCTAGTGTTATGCTACGGCGTCCATGCCGTTGCAGACGGTAATGTTCCAGATCTTATATTCGGCGTTTTGCTCGGCCTCGTCCTGCGAGAAACAAGAAAACCCGAACTCGTAGCCCTCGGATTCGACGGTGAACGATCCAGTGTTAAGCCGGTTTATGTAATATGCCTGACCCAGATATTTGTGGGCGGTTGTTTGGGTGATGTAGGTCTGCATGGGTCAGTCCTCCTCAGTCATTTAATTATGACATTATGCATTAGTTTAAACCTAGGTGCAATGTTTATTTCGGGGCTATTAAAAGAT